TCAAGGCCGTAGCGCGGGTTCGAATCCCGCTGGGGGCACTCCTGCTGAGGGCGGAAACCCGAAGGTCAGGTCACGGACGGTCTCCATCGCCTTCGCCTTGTTCTTCCGGCGGAGGTACGTCTGCGTCGTCTCCGGCCGGCTGTGGCCCATGAGGATCTGCAGCGTGTGCGAATGGTCAGGATGCTGCTCGTCGAACTGCACCGCGAACGCGGCCCGCAGCGCATGCGGATGCGCTGAGACCCTGGCCCTGGCGGCGACGCGCTTCACGATCGCGTAGACGACCTTGTTCGACCGCTGGCCTGGCACGCGGGTCGCCCGGCGGTTTGGGATCAGGAAGTCACGCGGGCCGAGCCACACGCCGGCGGCGTCCGCCTGACGGTACAGCTCGAGGAGGGCGTGCGGGATCGGCTTCGAGATGATCTTGCCGCCCTTCTCGCGGAACCTCATCTGGCCGAGATCCAGGTCGACGTCCTCCCGCCGAACCTGCGCGGCGGCGTTGCGGCGCGGCCCGAGGTAGGAGAGCGTGCCGATGCAGAGCAGCTCGTCCCATTCCTCGCGCCTGGCCGGCACCACGCAAGCCGCGATGAGGCGGCCGACGTCGCCTGTGCTCGTCGAGACAACGTCGATGTCCTCCGGCCGGGGCCGCTTCGGCCGCTTCAGCTTCGGCGAGAAGTCGACCTCGACGATCTCCTCCTCCGCGAGGAAGCCGACGTAGCTGCGGACGATCGTCACGTACAACGCCAGCGTCGACTTCGACACAGGCGGCAGCGGCGTCTTCTGATGCTTCCGCGGCGCCCGCTGCTTCAGCTTCGTGTCGAGGAAGCCGCGGCAGTGGTCGAGCGTCAGCTGATACGGAGCGACCTGGCGGCCGTCGAGGTAGTCGGCGAGCTCGAAGCCGACCTCCATGTATTTCCGGCGCGTCGCCTCTGTGAGGCCCTTGCGGGCGAGCTCCCCGAGCCAGAGGTCGATCGCGTAGCTGTGGTTGGTCATGCCGCGCATCCTCGCGGAGTCGAGCTCCACCGGCAAAGCCACAGCGCTCATGCAGCCCTCCGGAGTTCAGCGCCGAGCCCGTGAATGGGGCAGTCGATCTCATGGGCTACGTCGCGAAACCGCGGGTCGCACGAACAGCCGTGTGCCAGCGTCAAGCCGTCGCGCAGGATGCACTCCAAGCACCGCGCGCCCTTCCGACACCAGCACAGGAGCGAACTCATTCAGCCACCACCAGCCGGCGGAATCCCGCGAATATGGAAGCGCCGACGACACCGCCCACGCGGTGCGCACCTGCGATCTCAGATCGATCGACGGCGACCTGTTCAAGGCTCGCTGTGGGCTGAGCCGCGTAGACGACGAGTCGCCAGAGCGTCCCATCGTCCCGGAGGTAGAACGCCCCCACATCCTCCTCGCTCATGCGAGGTGGCAGCGACCGATTCACGCTGCGTCCCCGATGAAGCCGCTGGTGTCGGCCATGGGCGTCGTTGCCACCGCCCTAATTGAAGGTGCGATGACACCACGGCCGACACCAACCTCGTCACGCCACAGCCGCTCGAGCAGCCGCCGGCGGCGCCTGCGGGCAGCGATCGATCTGACGATGCCGCGGGCGAGCCCGAACGCGTCCGGCAGCAGGCAGAGCAAGCAGATCCCGAGCGCGGGAACCCAGAGCGGGATGTAGATCGCGGCTATCACGCGTCCTGCCGCTTCGACACGTCGATGAGGCGATCGACGAGCTGCAGCACCGACGCCCTCGCGCCGATGCCGAGCTCCTCGAACTTCGCGAACCACCGCTCCTTGAAGAACGGATAGAAGACCTCGTAGGCCGCGGAGCGCTGCGACCAGTAGTCGCCTCCTTCGCTCTTGACACGGGCGACCGCTTCGGTCGCCTCCTTGTACTTGTCAGCGACGTCAGCGACGTCAGCGACGTCAGCGGCGGCAGCGACGGCAGCGACGTCAGCGACGTCAGCGACGGCAGTGACGGCAGCGGCGGCAGCGACGTCAGCGGCGGCAGCGACGTCAGCGACGTCAGCGACGTCAGCGACGGCAGCGACGGCAGCGACGGCAGCGGCGTCAGCGACGGCAGCGACGTCAGCGACGGCAGCGACGTCAGCGGCGGCAGCGGCGTCAGCGACGCGCAGGCGCTTCCACGCGGCATTGCGCGCCCCGCGAATGATCGGGCGAGCGTCGGCCCACAGCGTCGCGCTGGTGACCGCGACCAGGGCCTCGAGCTGCTCGGCCTCCGTGGTCATCCCGCACGCGCGGAACAGACCGGGCAGGTACTCGTGGACGAGCCAATCGACGGCCATCCATTCGCGCTTCTGCTCGTCCTCCGGACCGGTGTTCGTGCCGACGAGGCGGACGATGAACGGCTTCAGCTCCTGCCGGCGCTCGTCGTCCCACCGGTCGTTCAGATTGATCAGCAGGCGCGTCAGGAACGGGGACGCGCACTCGGGCCGATCCGACCACGGCTCGCCGGCGACGTACGCGACGGCTTCCATCACACACATGTCGGGCGGCCCGTCTCCCCCACCACCGCCGTCCGTCGGCGGCTGGTGCCCTCCGGACTGAAGCTTGACGGCCTCGATCTGCTCGAGGCGGTCGCTGACGACGCTCATGCAACGCTCCTTTCGATGGGCTGCGCTGCGCGAGCCGCGCGAGCGCGAAGATCAGCTGGCAGAGACGAGAGGACGACGAGCGGCACCGCGTTACGCGCCTCACGCGAACAACGCGGGCAGCGGCGAGCGGTGAGGATCAGGTCGTGGACGATGCACCGCTCCTTCGGCGGGCAGTCCGGGCAGCGCACCTTCGGACCGTCGACGACGTCGCCGTCAACGAACTCATACCCGTCGCACGTTGAACACGTCAGCACGGGCGCGATCACCATCGTCTACGTCCCTCCTCAGATTGGCCCCCGACCCACACGACGAACAGAAAGACGAGAACCGGCGCACCGACAGCGCAGGCGATCGCTTCGATCGCGAGCGTGGTCACGCTGCCTCCAGCGGCAATGCCGCGGCCGGGTAGTGCTTATCGAGGTACCAGCCGAGGTCGAGGTCGGCCGCAAAAACGAAGACAGAAGCCGGCAGCAGCTCGCGCGGGATCGGCCGGTACCCGGTCGTGTGCTGCGCGTGCCTGCGCTCGCACACCGGGACTCGGTTCCGGAGATCCATCGCCGCCGCGGTCAGGCCGAGCTGACGGAGCTTCGCTTTTGCTACGGCGTGATGTCCTTGCACGGGCCCAGAGCAGATGCCACCCTCAGCGGGGCAGACGATGCAGGCTCCGAGATCGCGACGCCAGATCGTCGAATCGACCAGCTTCGGCCGCGGTCGCCGGCGCAGCTGCAGCCGCGAAGCCTTCAGCGGCTTGTGCGACCTGATCCGCGTCTTCCGCCTCAGCGCCGACCGCTTCACGCCGCCAACCTCCGCTCCGAGCGCTTCCGGTTAGCGCGTTCCCGCAGCGACCGGCGGGTCTCCAGCTGGTCGATCGTCCACCGAAGCGTTCGGAAATACCGGCGGCACTCCAACTCCAGGCGATCGCCGACGACTGGGGCAATGACGGCGAGCTGCTTGTCATCGAGCAGGTAGACGGCTGTGCAGCCGGAGTCGAGGAACCTCTGCATCCGGTCGGCCTTGACGTACAAGACGGCCAGCCGGTCGCGGATCTCCTCGAGCGTCCGATAATCCGCGAGGAGCTTCTTCTTCGGCGTGCTCGAGGAGGCACCGGCAGAAGCCTCAGCGCTGCGGCCAGCGCGGTGGACGGCCGGTGCCTCCTCCAACACGCGCCGGCGGCGCAGATTCGCCCGCCACATCACCCTGCGACCTCGACCCTGATCAGCGTCCGCAGACGACGAACCAGAGTCCGGCTGCGCATATACAAGGACGCGAGCTCCGCGGCCTTCGCCGACATGCCGTGATGCGACGCGACCTCCGCGGCGAGATCGTCAGCGAGCCGGAACGCCTCGACCGTCTCCTCGTCCGCCTGAGCCCGCAGCTCGTCCAGATCGAGCGTGACCTCGAGAGGTGCCGAGCTCACGCCGCCACCTCAAGAGCGCGCACCGTGCGCGGCTGCTTCGAGCCCGATGGCTTCGACCTGACCGCAGGCTGCTTCAGCCAATACACGTCCAGGCGGCCCTGCCTGCCGTGGCACACGTCGAAGCCGCGTGAGCGGAGCTCCGAGGCAGCGTTGTTCGTCAGGAAGAACCGGCCGGCCAGCTGGAAAATCTCGTCGCGCGAATGGATCCGGCCGTCGCGCAGCACCGCGAGCATCGCGTCCGCTCTGGACTTGCCCCCACGCCCGCCCGGGACGCGATGGGACACGTCGAAATACCTCGCGCGGGAGTTCGCCCCAGCCGGACGCTCCGTCACGAGGAAACCCGCCCCTGCGAGTACAGCATCGACGTCGTCGCGGCGGGCGCGGATCGCGAACGCGACCTCCTTCGCACGCGCCGGGCCATGCTCCAGCAGGAACTCTCGGATCTCCTCGCGCAGCGCCGGCCTCACGCCGACATCTCCATCTGCCGGTGGCGATCGAGCGTCACCATCAGGTCGTCGCCGATGTCAGGCTTCAGTGCGTTCGCGTCATGCGCGAGGAGCGTGAACAACTCGCGGTACGCGTCGATGAGCAAGGTCTGCACCAGCGGCAACGTCGCCGTCGTCGCGCGTGCAGCCGCCGTCGTCAGCGAGCCGATCAGCCACGAGTAGTAGTCGATCTCGGCGGTCCTCACGAGACCGCTTCCCGGCGAGCCGCCTGAATCTCCTCGTGGAAAAGCTCGCGGACGCGAGCGCGGAGGTAGTCGTCGAGGCTCACCGGCTCGGCCTCCTCGTCATCGTCTGACTCGAAGAACGCCTCAGGCTTGCCTGTCGCCTTTGCGATGGCGCTAAGCAGCTCGGGCCGCGGCAGATGGGTGCCCTTCTCGAGCTTGATGAGGTGCTGGCGGCTTGAGCCGACGATCTGTGCCAGCCGATCGTGCGAATAGCCGGACTGCTTTCGCGCCTTCCGGATCTGCCGCCCGACGCGCTCTTTGTGCGCCTGAATCACGCTCATGTCGCGTTTATACGCTACGTCACGTCCCGTGTCAAGTATTCGTTCCTAGCAGAACCTAATTCACCACGTCACGCTACGTCGCGTGGAAAAGGGATGGGATGCAAAGGGCCTGCTGAAGCCGCTCTGGGGACGAGTCGGCGGTCGCGACGGTCTCGCACGCCTCACCGGGATCACAGGAGAAACGCTGTCCGGCTACAACACCGGCCGGCTCCCGCTAGGTCGCAAGAATGCCGAGAGGATCGCCGACGCGCTCAGCATCAGCGTGGCCGAACTCGGAGCCCCTGCCCCATATGTCGCCGAGGACGAGCTCACTCTTCACGAGCGCGTCTCTCTCCTGGAACAGCGCGTGGAGCTACTCGAGGCGCTCAATCGCGTGGAGGAGGAACCAGCCAGAGCCGCCGAGGCGATGGCTGTTCTTGAGCAACGGCTTCGTCGGCTTCGCGATGAAGCCGCGCATCGACAACCGACTGAACCAAAGCGACAGAGCGGCTAAGGGTGGCGAGCATCGTCGCGATGACCTCAAGAAGTTCCTGCTCGGACAATCGCCTGCGCCAGCCCCCCTCCTCGCCGCCGCCGCCCTTCCGCCAGCCGCAGGATCGTTCTACGATCTGCGCTCAATCGTAAGCACGTCCACCGCCTCGCGGCAATAACCGGAGAGGGGAGTTCTGATGGAAATCGAACGCGACCGCGGCAGCGCCGGAGTCATCATCGAAGTGATCGCGAGCCTCATCGCGATCGGCGCTGGCCTCTACCTCCTCTTCGAGCACAGCATCGTCGCGACCACTGGCGACGGCCAGTCGTGGTTCGAAGTCCTCGCACACGGCATCGGCGCATACTTCCTTGCCAGAGGGCTGTGGATGCTCCGCCACGCCGGCATCGAGGATGAGTCGCGGCGGCTGCTCGGACGGCTTGTCTGGTTCGCCGCCGCGGAACATGAGCAAGCCCCGGTAGGCGAAGACACCGACGCGTCCTGGCCGGCCGTGCAGTCATGACATGACCTTCTGGCGGCGTCGAGGGTTGACTCTTGAACATGCCAACGTTCAAGCGGGCTGGAAAGACGACGACGGCTGGCATGCGCACTGGGAACCACCGCGGAACGTCGTAGCCGGTGAGGCGTCATACCGCAAGGCTCTTCTTCACGCCGCCGGTCTAAAGGAGCCTGGAAACGGCGTAATCCGTCCAGTCGATGTCGTGCTGCGCCGCGAGCGCCGAAACCGTCACGACTCCAATGCGTTCGCAGCGTATGTTGATGGTCTCCACGTGGGTTATCTACGCAAGGCGTACGCCGCTGCCATCGCGAAGCCGTGCGATCAAGTTGGTTGCGAGTCGTTCACGCTCTGCGGTGTATTGCGCGGCGGCTACGAAGACGCTCCCGACATCGGATGTCACCTGTGGGTAGGTCGACGCATATCGAGCGCACCGCGCATCACTCTGGCTGACGACGACTGGATCGTTCAATGGCCACCTGGCGCGGATGAACTCCTCCGTGCAGCGCGAGCGAATCGAGACAAAGCCCCGCCCCGGCGCAGGCCGAGACGGGGCTAAGAAAGCTCGCGTGTAATTCAGGACTTCGGCGCGGCAGTGTTCCCGGCCCAGACCTTCTTCGGGCCATTCCACAGCCGGCCGAGCGCGCCCTTGAGGCCGTCACGGCCGACGTACAGGGTGCCGGTGATCGTTGCGCCGGTGACGGCGGTCTTCCAGTAGCCGGTCAGGGCGACGTGTGCGTACCGCTGCACGAGCCACTGGACGCCGAGGCAGGCGGCGCCGGCGACGAGCGAGGCGACCGCGTTCGGGTTGCTTGTCATGGTGCTCCCTTCGTAGACGAGGATCAGCGGGCGGCGACGAACGCGCGCTCGCGGCGCCACCACACAGCCGGGACCGCTGCAGGCACGTGGGGACGGACGGCCGGCGCGTGGAGGGTGTAGCGCTTCCAGGCTCCTTCGTGGAGGTACCAGCCGAGCCACGCGAAGTAGCCGGTACGCGCGCGGAGCTTCGCCTCGGCGGCGGCCTTTGCAGCGGCCTTGCGCTGCGCCGGCGTCGGTGGCTTCGGCGGGAGGTAGTAGCCGATCCCCTGCCCGTAGAAACCGTGCGCGAAGAGCGCGCCCTCGGCGAGCCGCCTCCGGTGGAGACCCTCGAGGTAGACGTGGCCGGCCGTGACGGCCGTATGCGCGAGCGTGCCAGGCACGGCGGCGAGGTCGCCACGGTTGATCTCGTTCGCGATCCCGGAATAGTCGAGCGAACCGGGGCCTGCGTTGAACGCGAGATCGACGAGCGCGTCGAACTGGTATTGCGTGATCGGATGTGTGATCCGAGAGTTGACGCCGTTCTCGGCCCACGACACGTCGTGCAGCAGCAGCGTCGTGACCTGCGCCGGCGTGAACGTCTCCCGGAACTCGGCGGCCGAGCACGGATGGAAAGGCCTGAACGCGTGTCCGACGCCGACCGTGCACACCGGCGGAGAGGTCGCGTCGTTGTACGGGTGATAGCGGACGCCTTCGTTGCGCTCGATGAGCGCCGCGCCCTTCGTCGAGACGGAAAAGCTCGGGTGGTAGACGCGCGGCGCGGTCGAGCTCGTCGCGAGGATCGCTGCAGATGCAACCGAGGCGCCGAGACCGAGGGCGGCGGCGATCCGCCAGCCGATCCAAGCGACGTCGACGACGAAGGCTGCCTCTTCCTCGCCGCGCTTGTGCTCGCGCAGCTTGACGCCGACCCATCTCAGAGCCTTCACAGTGGATCTCCTTCAGGAGTGGTGGATTGCTCGCGCTACGCGGCGCGGCGGTGGCGGCGTGCAGGCGGTGGTGCTTCGCCGTTCAGCATGTCGCGGAGGTATTCGACGGCTTCGTCGACCTCGGCCGGGTCGGATTCGAGATGGCCGAGCAGCTTTATCGCGGCGCCGCGGAAACCGACGACGAGCATCCGCTGAGCCTCTGAGGCTTCCGTGCGCACGTGCTCGATGACCTTCTCGAGCAGCTCGATCTTCTTCGAGTGCTCCCTGCGCTCGCGCTCCTGCTCGCGCTCGACCTCGTCGAGACGCCCCTCGAGATCTTCGATCACCTGGCCGCGAACATCGGCAAGCTCGATCGCCTCCTGGCGGGCATCGCTCCGCTCACCCGACCGCGTCTGCCTGCGAATGTGCAGCAGCGTCAGGAGACTGATGCAGAGACCGCCGGCTCCGGCGAGCGCACCCGGCGTCAACAGCACACTCGTTGCGAACAGCAGCGTCACGCGACCCCCCAGAAGACGTGAACGACGACAGCGATCAGGATCCCGCCGAGCTCGGCGTGCCCGAACTTCGTGTGAAAGCGGATGTGCACTGCGAGACCGATGAGGAAGCCGAAGAAGACCGACTGCATGATCGGGACGGCCTTCTCGATCCACCAGGCCGTCTCCGACAAGGTCACCCATGGCGCGACGCGGTTGAGACCGACTAGCTCGACGGCGAGGCCGAGCACGAGGATGACGATCCCCCAGACGATCACGCTCGCGATGATCTGCTCGCGCGTCAGCATCTACGCCGCCGGCAGGTCGCCGGACATGTACCGCACCATGTTCGCGATCGCGCGGCAGCAGTTGAACAGGATCCTGTCCTTCGTCGCCTGGTCGAGCGCCTGGAAGTTCACCCATGCCGTCTTCGGATCCGGCTTGAGCGTGAGCCCTTCGTAGTAGGGGATCGCAGCCTGCGCCTGTGCGAGGAGCTGCTGGAACGTCGGCTCGATCGCGTCGCGCTTCACACCGGACGCAACGAGGTTGCCTGTGATGATCTCGGCGGTCGCCGCGGCAGCATCGGTGCTCGTCGCGAGATCGGAAGGTGGCGCCGGCGGCTCGTATGCAGCCACAGCGGCGGCTACAACAGCCTTATCGATGTTTGCCGGAACGCTGATCCAGTAGCCGACGTTCGCTGGATCTGCGTCGACGTCGAGGCGCACCGCGGACTGCCGGTTGCCTGCATCGTCATCGAAGTCTGCGAGCGGTGCCTGCTGCTTGAGCGCGTCGACGAGAGCGGCTGGATCGAAGGTGCCGGGCTGCCAGTACGAGGCAGGCTCAAAGCCGACCACGAACGCATCGCCGCTCGGGTCGGTGAGATCGGGTGGTATCGGTTTCGCCATCGTTTACGCCCTCGTGACTCGAATGAATCCCGGGACGAGAACGCCCGGGCCGCCGGCACCACCGCTGATCGAATAGGTGCCGCTTCCGTACGCCTGAACCTTGTAGATGTGCGCGCCCGAGGCGGGAGTGTCGAAGACGACGCCGTACACCGCCTTGAGTCCGGTCGTGTTCGCCGCGGTGCGGACGTGCCCGAGCACGGTCGAGTCGCGAAGCACAACCGCGTAGCCGGTCGTGACGCTGCTGTCCGTCACCTCGGGGGCGAAGAACTCGACTTTGACGCGAGATCCGTCGTAGGTGATCGAGTTTCCAGTGACGACGGCGACTGCAGTGCCTTCCGTCGTTCCGGTCACCGACACAGTCCCGGTGAACTGGGCGTAGTCGAGTTCCCTGCCGGGGTTTGCTCCGACCCCTTCGCGCCAGACTGTGCCGTCGTTGACGAACGTAACGATCGCGTTCGTCGGGTAGACGGTGTCGGCTCCGCTGTTGGTGCGGATGTTGCCGGTGCCGCCGCCGTTGTTCTGGATGGTGAGCGGGCCACCCTTGATCAGCAGCTGTACCTGCTGGCTTTTGGAGGCGCCGAGAGCGTCGGTGATGTTGGTAATGGTCGTCGTGCCGGTGACGCCGTGGAACTCGTTCGTGATGGCGAGTGTCGCAGCGCTCGCGAGATCGGCGCCAGCGACGACGAGGTAGTTCACGTCGGCTTCGAGGCTGTTGTAGTTCGTGAGTCCGAACGCCTGACCGGAGATGCGGTCGGCGAGCGCGTTGAGACGCGTCGTCATACGAGGAGGCCCCCTGGCGTTGAAAGAGGAGGGTTACGGGTAGCGGAGACCGTCGGTGCCGTCGAGCGCGCTGCCTGAGACGGTGAAGGCGGTCTGCGGCCGGGACTTCATGAGGTACTCGGCCTGGTGCAGGCCGACGGAGATCGTCTGGCTGATCTGTTGCACGATCCCGTTGCCGGTCGAGCCGCCGAACGCGTCGGTGACGGTGAAGACGGTGAGCGGCGGCGACTGCAGCATGAGGAGCAGCGTCGTGTCGTCGATGTTCGCGACGGTCAGCTGCAGCGGCTGCTTGCCCTCGAGGCCTTGCGTGACGAGCTCGGATGCGAGCGCGCCGCCGTCCTGAACATAGGGGGATGAGATCGGAGGGAAGTCAGCCCGGCCGAGGCGATGCTCGAACACAGGGTCGGCCAGCGCAGACCATGTGCTGACGATGTTGCCGGTCACGGGATCGGTCTTTTCGACGGACGCGCGTGTGAAGATGTCGTCGAGGTCGATGCCTGACTGTTCCTCGGACGCCTGCGACGTCACAGCGATCGTGGCTGCCGGTGCCCGCGTGAGCGCCGTGTCGTGCTGCTCGTACACGGGGACGCCGTTGCCATTCACATAGACCGTGCCGAGATCGACCGTGAGCACATCGGTCATGAGGTCGGTGACCGACCGTGTGCCGTCCGCGGAGAAGTCGTCGAGGGTAATGCCAACGTCACAGATCGGTGTCACGGTCGGATCGACGAACGACCACAGCAGCGTTATGAGCGCGCCAACGGTGATCGTTCCCGTCGATGCGATCGTCGGGTAGACCCGCGAGGCCCACAGCAGCATGTCTTCTGCGTACAGCTCGCACGCTCGGGTTGTCGAGTTCCAGGTCGCGTGGCGGAGGAAGCCTTTGAAGAGGCTGTAGTCGACGCCGGAGAGCGTTGCGATCAACTTGACCGGCCGCATCGGGATGAACCCGGGGACGTTGCTGTTCAGCGGCGACGCTGGATTGTTCGGGTTCCAGAAGGACGGGTTGTCGACGCGGGAGACGGTGACGGTGAGGTTGCCCGGCTGCGTCTGCGACATGAGGTTGTCGGTTCCGACGACGACCCGGTAGGGGTCCTGCGCATCGCTGCTGACATCGTCGAACGTGCCGGAGAACAGTCCGACGTCGGTGAGCCCGTCGGTGCCGTCGAGGGCGCTGCCGTCGACCGTGAAGACGCCTGCGACGTTCTCGTCGAACGCGACCTCGAGCCTGTATGTGGCGTTGGTCATCCGACGGTGACGACACGGTCGAGCGCCGGCTTGACCGCCTTCGCGGTAAGCCTGACCGCATGCCGGTTCCGGGAGAGGCCGTCAGCGTTCGCGCGTGCGAGCTCGCGGCCGTCGACCTCGAGCACGATGTCGCCAGCAGGGGCGGCGCGGCGGGTCATGGAGTTGAAGCTTCGGCCGCCGCCGCTGAACGCGAAGTCCTCTACGCCCTTCTCACCCGCGAGGAACAGCGTCGGCATCCTGACTGTGCCGATGCCACCGTCTGCCATCGGGATCGCGTGGCCGGCGATCGCCCTCGGGATCGCCCCGATCACGCCAGCCGCCGGCGACGTCGGCGGGTCGTCACCCGGGATCGTCGGGCGTGTCCCGGTGATCTGCGCGATGTAGTCGGCGAGTGCCTTGAACGCGTCCTTCAGCTGGCTCGTCGCGGTGGTGAGGTTGTCGAGGTCAGGGATCGTGACGGTGTCGAGCGTGATCCCGTACTGGGTCGCGAGATCGTTCAGATCCGAGATCGACGCGGTGCCGTTCGCGAACCCGTCGGAGAGCGTGGCTAGCTGCGCGTTCATCGCGTTCTCGAGCGCTGACCGTTCGGTCTGGATGCGCCGCACCTCGACCGCGTAGGCCTGGTCGGCGTCGGTGCGTTCCTTCGCCGCCCGGATGCCGAGGTCGTACTCGTCGAGTTGCCGCTGCGCCGCCGCCTTCGCCTCCGGCGTGGCCGCCTGCGATACGGCGTCCTGGAGCTGCTGCAGCTGATCCTGCGCCTGCATCGACGCCAGCTCGGCCTCGAGCGGCGTCTGGAGACCGTTCTGGAAGAACTGGGCGCCGGCCGCGTCGATCATCTTCTGCGTCGCCGCCTCGAACGCCGTGTCGAGCTGCCGCTGCACGTTCTGGAAAGACGCCGACACCTTCTGCTGGAGCGTCTGCACGGTGCCCTGCAACGTCTGGACAACCTGCTCCTGCACCGACTGCAGCTCAGTTGTGATCTTCGCGAGCTCGTCGGCGGTGGCCTTCTTCTGCCGACCCGTCGACGAAGCCAGCCGCGCCGTCAGAACCGACACCATCGAAGTGAGCGTCTTCTCCTGGCCCCTGATGTCGCCGAGAAGAACCGACTGATACGCCTCAGCCGCCTGGCCCGTGAGGGCGCTCGCGAACGTGGAGTCGGCCTTGAACTTCGTCTGCAGCGCCATCAGCTGAGACTTCAAGCTCGCCGGAAGCAGAGCGTTGCCGGTCTCGAGGAGCGAGTTCTTGATGAGCGTCTGCGCCGATCGGATCTTGTTCTCGACGCCGGTGAGGGCCGTCTCCAGCTGCGTCTTGTTCTTGCCAGACGCGCCGACGAGCTTCGCCTCGAGCCCTTTCTTCGCAGCGTCGAGGTCAGCGATCTCGTTCTCGAGGTACCGCTTCGCGGTGCCGCCCTTGTCGCCCAGCTGGAGCGCCTTCGACGCGTTCGCGGAGGCGGCGTTCAACATCGCCGTCACAGCCGCCGGCACGACGGACGGCTTCGGGCCGAGGTTCTTCGTAAACGCCGGATCGGAACCGAACGGCGACCCGGCGCCCGATGTCGTAGAGGTCGACGTAGCGTCCGTGATGCCGAGCCCCTTCGCGGTCGTCCATGCCTTGTAGCCCTGCGACTGGTAGATCTGGTAGGCGATCTTGGCCTGCGCGTCCGGATGCTCGCCGAGCCACTTCGTGAACGCCGTCACCGACATCGTCGGTGAGAGACCGAACTGCGGCGCGTACTGCTTGACGCGTCCCGGGCCGAGTTTGTTGAAGAAGTTCTCCTGGAAGAGGCCGACGCTGTAGTCCCCTGTGCTCGGGTTGTTGTTGATCCGTGTCGGATCGCCCGAGGGGTCTTCGCCTTTGGCGCTGACCCTTGCGAGGTTCTGTGCGACGTTGGCCGGGACGCCGTTGCGCAGCAGAAGACCGAGGACATCCTGCTGAGAGAAGTAGGCGCTGCTGGTGCCACCGCCGGTCTTGAGGATCCTGGCGTCCGTGAACGCCTGGGCCACCTGGTACTGATCGACTTTGCCCCTCAGTGCGTCCTGGATTTGCGCGGTTGTCTTCCCCTGCTGTTGGAGCGCGAGAACCTGTTGCGCGACTTTCAACCGCTGCCCCGTGATGGAAGACACGTCGGTTGATCCGGACGGGAAGCTGCCGTTGAAGCTGTCCTGCTTGTTGCCGGTCAGCAGCAGCCATGCGCCGGCCGCCGCGGCGAGCGCGGCGAGCACTTCGGGTGCGCCGAGCGCGAGCATGCCGAGGCGGGCCTCTGTGAGCTTGCTGACGAAGCCGCCGACCGCTCCGGCGAGCGAGACGAACTTCAGCGCGAGGAACCCGCCGAGCACGAGCTCAAACGCAACCTTCCAGCCGCCGACTGCGTTCACGACCGCGTTGAGCATCCCGGCGAGAGTGCTGATGATCGGGATCAGAATCTTGACGGTCGAGACGAGCGCCGAGAGTGCTCCGCTGACGATGTCGCGGATGGTCTGCTTGTTGCGGTCGATCATCCCCGCGAGCGCGTTCAGCCCGTCGGTGAGATCCTTGACCGCGATCTTCGACACCGGGTAGAGCGCGGAGCCGAGCGCGCCGAGCACGTTCAGCAGCGCGCCGAGGAGGCGGCCGACGAGCTCGAGCGAGGTCTTGGCCTCGTTCATCGCGGTGCCGAGCTGCCCGGTTGCGTCCTTCGCATGGATCCACGAGTCCGCGAGTTGGGCGCCGGCGGCGATGCCCTTCGTCATCCAGTCGGTCAGCGGGATCGCCGCGCGGCCGAGAACACCGATCGCGTCGAACAGACTCAGCGCGGCGCCCGCGAGGTTCGTGACGGTGCGGGCAGCGGACTGCATCAGCGGCCCGAAGATCGACTGGAATTCGCTCGATCCGATGTACCGGCCGATCTGTTCTCCGACCATGCCGAGCGCATGCCCGAGCTCTGAGATTGCCGTCGTGAATGCGGCGACGGTGCCGGGGGAGAGCGCGGACTTGAGCCCGGCTGTGAGGCCCGGGAAGAGGCTGCCAGCGGCGGTCTCCTTGAGCTTGTCGAACCAGCCGTCCAGGGAGCGGACGGTTTCCACGAACGCCTGCGCGGACGGGCCGAGATCGTCGAAAGCTTTCTTGTCGCCGCCGATCGCTTTGCCGACGCCGTCGAACGCGAGCGCGAGCACGCCGAGCGACCCGGCAGCGGCTCCGGAGAGCGCGGGGATCGCTGCGAGCAGGCCCACGACAGCAGGACCGGCTGCAGGCGTCGTGAGGACACCAGCGCCGACCGCTGCGCCGAGAAGGCCGATCCGGCCGAATCCGGATCCGAACGGGCCGACTCCGGCACCGGGATTGCGGCCGCCTCCGCCTGGGCCGCCTGCGCCGCCCGCACCGAGGCCTGCGATTCGCATCGACTCGAGCGACCGGCGCGCCTCGTTCGCGTTGCCGGTGATGTCCTTGAGCTTCCGGTCGATGACGTCGCCGGCGGCGTCGGACTCGGCGGCCTGACGGTCGGTGATGCGGACACGGTCGAGCTCGCGCGCGGCGGTGCGGGCCTCGTCGCTGATGCCCTTGACGCCGTCGACGATGCTCGACGCCGAGGCGCGCGACTCGTTGGCCTGCCGCGGGTCGATCTTGACCTGCTTGAGCGCTTCGGCGGCGATGTCTGTGATCGCCGTGAGGTTGTCGAGGACGCGTTCGAAGTCGCTGACCTCGGCGCGGCTCTGCTTGACGTTTCGGCGGAGCGGCTCCAGGTCGGCGTCGAGGGTGTAGGACGCCTTGCCGAGTTCACCGGCCATGCTCCACCCCCTCGTCGTGTCCCGTCGTGTCCCGTGCTACCGGGAGGCCGTCTGCTGTGACGTGCTCAACAGCGATGCCCACCGCTGCGAGTCCGGCCTCCGTCGCCGGCACCGAACCGGCCTCGTCGAGCGCCTGCCTGTACTTGTTGAGGATCTCGCGGCGCGCCCTCGCATCCATGTCTGGGAACGACGCTGCTTCGATCGCTGCCAGCTGCCTTTCGGCCTTCAGCCGCGGCAGCATGTCGACGTACGCGGTTAGCGCGTACTTCGGGACGTGGAACCATGCTTCCGGGTCGCCGCCGTAGAACTCCTGGAGGCGCGGGACGAGCCTGCCCCAGTCCGGCGGGCCGCCCGATTCGGAGGGTTTGCCGCATCACCCTCGGGCTGGTTGTTCGCGATCCAGACGAGGATGATCTGTTCCCGGTTGGCGCGCGTGAGCTTGCGCAGCTCGGCCGGGGTGATCGTCGGGATCAGAAGCTTCACGGTGTCGCCGAGCACGCGCAGCAGCTCGGCCTCCTGCTTCGCGGACACCTTGCCGCCACGCACGGCCTTGTCGAGACGAACCGTCTCTGCCTGCAAAGCGGCGAGGCGTCCGAACTCGTAGGCGCCGAGGTCGGTCTGGTTGATCACCTCGCGGCTCGAACCACCAGGGAGAGCGATCGTGTCGTGGTGCGCGGCCTTCGAGAGGTCGAGGATCTCCATTACGACTGTGCCTCCTTAGGGGCTGTGTCGATGACGAGGGTGATGCCGTACGCGGCGGCCGTCGCGCGGAGACGGTCGAGCTGCCGCTGCAGATCTCGTGCCTGCCGGCGGTGCTGACCTTCGGCGCGCTTGTGCGACCGGGCCGAGTTGTGAAGCGCCTGTGCCGCGCCCTGAAGGGCGGCTGTGACACCTTCCGAGGTCATGGCTGTTACGCCGTCTGCACGAGCAGCTTGCCGAAGCCGAGGGCGAGATCCTCGAGCGCGGTGAACTGCACGTCCAGGGCCGCGGGTGCGCCCTTCGAGTAGACGATCGAGGGGGAAGCCGACTCGTACACGACGGGCACCTGGTACTGGGCCGGGAGGCCGTCGTTGACCGGCGACACGCCGCGTGCGAGCAGCGCGAACGTCGTCACCGTGAGGCCCTGCTCGAGGTTGATGTCCTGCGTCGCAGGCGGCCCCACCGTGGTGTTCACGGTCGCGCCGTTCAGCACCTTCGCGTACTGGGCGATCGAGAGGTCGGCGAGCTCGAACTCGATCGTCAGCGACTCGGCCGTACGGAACGCCTTCCGGGCCGCAGCGGAGCCGGCCGGGGTGAACGTCCCGAGCGTCTCGCTGTGCGTGACGGTGACGCCCTTCTCGGTGTAGTTCTTGACGCCGTTGGTGCCGAGCAGGAACCACGAGCCGCTCGGTGCGGCGTTCGTGAGCGGGAACGCCGTGCCGACCGGAGCGACGTACACCGACAGCGGCGCGACGATGATCTCGTACGGTGCAGCCATTTACTTCTCCTTCGTGTCGGACGCCGGCGGCTTGTCGGCCTTCGGCGGGTTGATGACGGTGACGACGCCGTAGACGTCGGGGCTGTCCAGCAGAAGCTGGGCGAGCTCGTCGTCGACGGGTGCGGCGCTGCCGAGACCGAGGATCAGGTCGTCGCTGATCGTCAGCGTGAGGGCGTGACTCGCCGGCCCGTCGTAGCGGATCCACTTGGCCATGAAGGTCTCCTTACGGGAGCTGGACGACGGCGACCGTGACTCCCGTTATGAACGAGAGCGTGAACGACACGTCGTGGTTCTGGTCGTCGTAGACGGCCGCCGGGAACGGCCCGATGAGCTTGTCGCCCGTCGTGATCGGGACGGTGACGGAGCCGGCGGAGAGCGTGTGCCCGGCGACGGTGCCGTTCGCGTTGATCGTGACGACGCATGCGGTGCCGCCGGTGTTTTTGACGTGCAGGAACGTCTTGCCGTTGTTGCGGACGGTGTACGTGTTCGCGGTGGAGAGCCCCGAGTTGACGGTCTCGGAGAGGCCCGCCTCGGTCATCACGTCGGGCGTGAGCGGAACGATCGCCATCTAGGCGTCCTTTCTTGTGAGGGTGAGCGGCCGGGTCAGGCTGCAGGTACTTCGGATGCGAGCACGAGCCAGCTGCTGTACGTGACCGGCCATTGCTTCAACGGGTCACGCGCAGTCGCACCCTTCGCCTGAACGTCCGCGGAATGCACAAGGACGCCCTGCGAGAGCTCCCGCTCGATCGCGTTGAGGACGGTGTAGACGGCGAGGTACACAGTCCAGGACTCGGCCAGCGATTCGCCGTAGCAGATGACGTCGACGCGCTGGTTGCCGGTGGTCTGGTAGCCGCCGTCCTTCGGGCCGCCGGCTGGCTTCAGCACGATTGCAGCGACGGGCATGTTCTTCGCGTCGGCTTCGGGCACTTCCATCCCGACGCGCTTCACGACGAGGTTCGCGACCGTCGAGTCGGCGAGCAGGATCGCTTTGAGCGCAGACATCAGGTCGACCGTCACTTGAGCCTCCTGCGGATCCGGTCTGCGAGCGTCGGGAACTGCCGGTCAGCGGCCGGACGAATGAAGGGACGTTCGAACTCCCTCACGGTGCCTTCCTCGTGGAAGAGGCCGTAGAAGCCGCGGCGGCGTGTGGTGCCGAATTTGCCGGACGGGTTCGGATCCGCCGGGTCGGCGTGCTCGCTGACGATCTCTTCCTGAAGCTGGCCGTCTCGATTGATCCACTCGTGCGAGAGGGCTGCGTCGTCGCGTGCAGCATCGACTGTCTCGTCGACAGCTTCTCGCGCCGCTTGCTCGACTCGGGCGACGAAGTCGTCGCCGTTCCAGTCGAACCGTGACCGCGAAGGCATCAGCCGATCCGGGTGAGCACGAGCTCGAGGTGATCCTTATGGCGAAGCACCGCCTGGATGCCCACCGGTCCGGCGATCACGACGTCGCCGCGTTCGGTGACGTCGTCGATGCGGTCGGCCTCGGTCACGTCGGTGTCGAGCGAGCACAGGAGTCGCATGTCTTCCACAACGGCAATGGTGGTCGCGTCAACTGCTTCGCGGCCGGCGGATGTCCATGCACGGCAAGCAAGATCGGGGATGTGCGACTGCCAGTTTGGCGTCGGCTGCTGCGAGCCCCAGTCGTCGGGTGTGCCGGCGCCAGCGTCGCGCATTACCGTCGCTCGCTGCGTGAGCTGCAGCCGGGAGGAGACGAGGCTCATCGCAGCGACAGCGACCCGGAGTGGCGGCGAAGGAGCTTGTTCAGCTGCGCCTTCTCCTCGGTCGTCAGCAGAAGCCCCGTCGGAGAGAACCGGTTGTTGTCGTAGACAGTCGATGTGTTGCCGACCGTCTCGCGCGCGACGGAGCCGGGGTTGACCCAGACGCGGACGACCGCCTCCATGCAGACCGTCTTCACCAGCTCGGGCACCACGGCGTAGCCGTGCGTATAGGTGACGACGAGATCCCACCACGGGAAGCCCCAGCCTGCCCAAGGAAGTCCGAACGAAGAGTCCTGGATGACCGAGTTCCAGTTCAGCCTCACGAGCTCATCACGGTCGACGAAGAAGTTCGTTCCGGCGGTGAGAGCAACACCGTTCAGCATCACGCTCGCAACAGACAAGACAGGGCGCTCCGGGAGCCGGACGCGCGTGTCGTAGTCCCCAGGCCGCGTGTAGACGTCGTTGGTGACGAGGACGATCTTCTGCTTCGTTTCGTTCTGGATCAGGCCTGAGGCGCGAGCGAGGAGAGCATCAGCGCGGATGTAGTCATCGGCTGTGAAGTCGATGCCGAGGCGCGCTTGGAGATCCGCCGACGTGACGAACCTGGTCTCCGTGTCGATCGGGGTGGCGGCAGCGATCTCGACAAGGAGGTAGCCGCCGTTCGGGTAGGACTGCACCACGCCGCCGCCGAAGGTCACAGTCCAGCGGCCGAGGTACATGCCGGCGGCCACAGTGTCTGCGGACTGCCAGACGTAGTGAACCTTCCCCTTGGATCCGTCGCTGCCGTCGCCGTTCTGATCGTTCGACGCAGTCACCGCGTTGACGACCGCTACGCCGCCGCCGATCGGGGCGACGGTCAGCTTGACAGTGGCGCCGCTGATGTCGACGGCGTTCCCTGCAGAGTCCTTCAGCGTGTCGGCGAGCTGCTCGCCGTGATCGTTCTGCCCGATGAAGTAGTCGGCTCCGGCCATGCGCGGTTACTCCTCGAGGGTCGTAGTGGTGAGGCCGCTGGCGGGCGACGTGCGTGTTCGGCCGCTAGCGGGGCTCGTGGTGGTGCGTCCGCTTGCCCCATCGGCGCGTGTCCTCGTCGTAACGGGCGGCGCAGCGTCACCCGAGCTCGTCTTCGACCAGGCCTCTGAGAGAGCCACCGTGTCGGTGCCGGCGATGCTGGCGGCGAAGGTCGCCTGCTCAGCCTCGGCGATGACGTCCGCGACGGCGAGCGCCACAGCCAGGGCAGAAACGAGATCGGTCTCCGTTGCCGTGTCGGCGGCCGCAGCAGTCGCGAATACGACCGCTGTTTCCCCGAGCGTCGCGGAGTCACTGCTGCTGATCGGGGTGGTGCCGCCGCTGTTGACGCTGCTGGTCTCGGTGAGCGTCGCAGAGTCGGAGGCGCTGACCGCGACAGAGAGCGCGACCGTTTCTGCGTTGGCCGCCGTGTCGGCATCAGCAACCGATGCTGCAACGGCGTTGGTCTCTGCGTTGGCAGCGGTATCGGCGTCGGAGCCGGCCGCAGCGAGCGTGGATACTGCGTCGGTCTCGGCCGCTGTGTCGCTGTCGCTGACCGGTGTCGAGCCGCCTGACGGCGTGTAGACGGCGTATGCCGATCCGAGTCGGACATTGCCTGTTCCGCCGGCCGGGGCGGGGTTCGGTGGTGTCGCCCCCGCGACGATGACGAAGTAGTTGGTTCCGCCAGAGGTCGCCTGTGTGACTGTCTGAGACGAGTTCCCGGTCGGGTTGAAGATCGCGATCCAGTAGTTCGTCGACGGCGCCAGCGTGTAGCCGAGCCCGGACAGATCGCGCCACGCCGCAGCGGTGCTCACTGTGACGGTGCCGGAGACGAGCAGTGTGCCGGGGCGGGCGCCGCCGGCGTCGTCCGCGTACAGGCAGAGATAGACGGTCTGCCCGTTTGTAGCGCCCTTCTCGTTTACGTTGAGGTCGGTGAGGGTGCCGGCATTAGACGGCGACGTCACCTTGTATGCCTGCAGCGAGCCGCCGTTCATTCCGGCCGACGAGGCCTCGACGTTGGTGTCCCCGAAGGTTGCCACGCCTACCCTTTCGTCCAGAGAGATGAAGCGACGTCGAGAGTAGGATCCGCGCCATGAACGGGCCCAAAGTCGCGCGCAACCTTCGCCTCGCGGCCAAGCAGCCCAGCGTTTTCATCGGCCGCCGCGGATACGTGCTGATCCTCAGCCACATGCGCAGCTACAGCAGCCTGCTCGCGCACCTGCTCGGAAGCCACACCGAGATCGACGGGTACGCCGAGATGAACCAGCCCTACACCCGACCGACCGACCTGATGCGCTTGCGCGCCGCTGTCGCGCGCTCACTCGACACCGGCCTCGACGGTCGGCTCGTGCTCGACAAGGTGCTGCACAACCACCACCACGTCGCCGGCACGATCCTCAACCGCTCGAACGTGCACCCGATCTTCCTCGTCCGCAAGCCAGCCGAGACGATCGCAAGCGTCCTGCGGATGAACGACCAACTGCCAGAGCTCGCGATTCACCCGAGCGAGCGCAGCGTGACCGACTACTACACCACGCGGCTCGAAGCGCTCGAGCACATGGCGCGCGAACGTCGCCGGCACGCGCTCGTTATCCGCTCCGAAGACTTGGTATCGGATCCCGAGCGGACCCTTGGGAAGGTCGCGACGTATCTCGGCCTTCGTGCTCCAATCGAGACGAGCTACGCCACTTTCCCGCTCACCGGCGAGCCAGGCCGCGGCGACTACAGCGACGCCATCCGCGAGGGACGAATCCTGCCCGCAACGACGGGTGCGATGGTCGCCCTTGATCCGAAGCTGGTGACCCGCGCCGAGCGCGCGTACGCGCGCTGCCTCGCAACGCTCGACAAGGAGTGCGCCTGGATGCCGCTCCCAGAAGACGCGATGTACTTCCCCGCGCACGAAACGCCCGTCGCAAGCGACTACTAGATCGCGCCGCGGTCGCACACGCCAGCAGAACGCGGGTTGCCGTTGACGTCGAACGGCGGGCAGTAGGACGGATCACCGTTGCTCTGGATCGGCGGGAGCGGCGTGAAGTCGAACGCCCCAGGCGCCTTCCAGAAAGCGGTGGCCGGCGTGTTGCTGTATTTCGCGTCGGTCGGCCCGCACGTCGTGGTGTTGTTCGCCGGTGCCCACCAGGTGTTGTGCGAGTAGACGGCGGCGGTGAAGCAGCCGACGCTCGACAGTGACGCGACGACGTTCGCGAACGTCATGTTCTTGCCGGTGAGCAGGCTCGGCGTCGCCGTTGGGCCGCACTTGTTCGCGGAGACGCCGCACACGGTGAGCGAGCTGTCCATCGAGTCGTTCACGAACGTGAAGGTCGGCTCAGTTCCGGCCGGGACGTCGTAGCCGGACTGGAAGGACTTCTGCAGCGGGTGGCCGCCGGCGATGATCGTGTTGCTGATCGTCAGGTGATTCGTCGTCGGGATCGTCCCGGCGAGCTGGCCGACGAAGACGACGGAGGTGTTGCAGCTCGTGTTGACCGCGTACCCGGTCGACGCGGGCGGCGCGCAGTCGACCATCTGGTCGGAGTCGAACGTGATGCCGTCGCCTCCGTTGAGGAACCAGAGCTCGCTATGGATGCCTGACGAGTCGAGCGCGAAGTAGTTCCGCTGCGTCACGCCCTGGATCAGCACGTTCCTGGCGGCCGGGTTGATGAAATCGTCGTTCGGATTGCCCTGCGGCCCCGTGTGCGTGCAGCTCGTCTCACAAACGCCCCAGGCGGACTGGTCTCCGAAGATCCATTGGAAGCCGTTCGCGTTGATGTTGATCGCGTCGTTGCAGGCGTCCTCGCCGGTCTGGTTCGAGTGGATCTGGATCCAGCCGGTCGGCCCGCCGCCGACCTGGCAGTACAGGTTGACGTCGTTCCAGACGAGGCCCGTGTTGCCGGCCGGGACCGACGAGTATGCCAGCGAGAACCCGACGCCGTGGCCCTTCGCGTCTCCCCGGAGCGTTACGTTCGTCGTGTTCGTGAACGTCGAGTTCGGCTCGAACGCCGCGAACGCGCCAGTGTCGGTCTGGAAGGTGACGTCATGGCAGCCGTTGAGGTTGAACCCGACGCTCGGGTAGAAGCCGCCCTCGACGCCGATCGTGTGGCCGTTGCCGTTCGCGTCGGCGATCGCGCACGCCTGCTGCGGCGTCGCGCAGCTCGACGCGCCCGGATTGCCTACCGCCGTCGTCCGGAAGGCGCAGCCGGGGCCGCTGTCTGACCCGTTAGGGCCGAGCCAGACTGAAGCGACGAAAGGGCCGGGGGCGCCGCTACCTCCGGGAACGGTAATGGTCTGCGTGACGGTCGTCGTCACCGGCGGCTGCGTCACAGTCTGCGTCGTGGTGACGGTCTGCGCGGGGAGCGTGGTCGTGACCGGCTGCGTCACCGTCGTGGTGACCGGGAGCGTCGTCGTGAGGACGGTCGTCGTGCCGGGCAGCGTCTCCGTCTGGGTCTGCGTCTCCGTCGTCGTCTCGGTGCGCGTCTCGAGCGTCGTCGACGTCTCCGTCGGCACCGTGTATGTGACGGTGCGGCAGTCGACGGCTCGCTTGCCGGGGATGACCGCGATCGGCTTTCCGTTCGCGGCGATCGTCTGTGCAGGCACCTTCGCGCCGACGCACACAGCGACGGAGCCGGTCGAGACCGCGCCCGCGAGGGCGTAGCCGGCGATTGCGAGTGTGCCAAGCAGCGCTCCGAACGCGAGGATCCGCTTCATGTCCGCTCCTCTACGAGAGGGTCAGGGTGACGGTGAGCTGCCACGACGCGGCAGAGGTCTTCGTGCCGAGCGCCGTGACCTTCCGGTTGAGCATCCGGCCGCCGGCGGAGCCGTTGAAGATCGCCCACTCGGCCCAGACGAAGTTCGCGTCGGTGGTCGCGAACGTCGCCCGGAACGTGATCGTGGCGGCGCCGACGACGGTTCCGTCGGCGTGGGACGGGTAGGTCGCGTCCATCGCCTTGCGGAGCTTGTTCGACGCGGCCTGCAGGTCGGTCTGCGTCGCCGCCTCGGCGGTGTTGCTGTCGCCGACGCCGAGGAACGCGTTGCCGTTGTTGAAGTATGTGAGGGTCTGTGCGGCGGTGCCGGTGCCGTTGCCGATCAGCGCCTCCCACAGGCAGGACGCGCCGCCGTACATGAGGAGGTTGCCTTCGCCCTCGATGATCTCGAACGGGTCAGCGTCGAGGTCGTCGCCGTGGAACTTCTCGACCTTCCAGTTGGCGCGCCACCTGACGCCTTCATGCTGGTCGAGGAGCGCCCCGATCTCTGCTGACTCGACAGCGCCGATGCCGTCGCCGCGTGCCTCTGACATGTCGTCTCCTGTTTCAGAGTTGAGGGTCTCGGTGGATGCCCCGCCGCCGGACTCGAACCGGCCGTGCGGCCTTGCGGGGCGACGTGCTTGCTGCCGGTCTTACTCCTGCTGTGCGCCGGCGGCCGCGAGCTCGGCGGCCTTCGCGGCGAGCGCTTTCTTCTTGTCGGCGACGCTCGGCTTCTTCTCGGTGAAGCCATCGACGCCGAGCTCGTCGGCGAGCGCGTTCGCGGCCGCGTGGCCGTCGACCGCTTCGATGCGCTGCTCGAGCGTCAACTCGCCGCCGCTGTCCTCGGTGGCCGCTGCGGCGGCCTGCTCCTCGAACAGGTGGGCGACCGCTGCGGCTGAGTCGTCGTCGGCCGGGGTGAGCGTGCGTGCCTTCACCTGGTCGGCGAAGACCTCGCTGAGCGGGAGTTCGAACTCCCATTCGCCGCCGCCTTCCCCACGGAGACGTACCACCGTCTGGTCGGACATGGCCTTAGGCCGTCCGCGGGACGTGGAACGCCTTGATCGTGCCCGTGGCGCCCGCCTGGACGTCGATCCAGATCGAGCCGTCCTTCTGCGCGAACCGAGAGGACGAGAACGGGCCGACATGGCCGACGACAGCGTTCAGCGACACGACGAGGTCGCCCTGCCCGGCGGAGAGCGCCGGCGGGTTCGCGCCCGCCTTGAACGTGAACGTCTTCGCGCCGGCGAACGTCGAGTTGATCTCGATGTGCAGCTCCTCGAGCTGAGCGCCCGCCGGGAGCGGTGCGACGGAGATGATGTGACCGTTCGTCGGGTCGACCGCGGTACCGGCCGGATCGGCGATGTTGGAGTTGACCACGAGTTCCGTGGTCGGAACGGGAGTACGTGCCATGTTCGATCTCCTTCAGGAGGATGGTTAGCCGAGACTCGGTGCGTCTTGGCTTACGTCTGCGAGGCCTGCGCGACCGCGATGCCGTCCGGGCGGACGAGCTTGCCGCCGTACAGAGCGAGGCCCTTGATGGCGTCCTCGAACGCGGACTGCGGCCGGTACGCCTCGGTCTTGGAGATCTGCTGCGCGAACGAGATCGCGTTGTTCGTGCCGGAGATGACGATGTTGTCGTCGCCGCCGGGGAACGGCGTGTTGTTCGACACGTAGATGTCCATGCCGGCGGCACGGCCGACCTGGCCGGTGATCATCGCGCCGACGTCCGCACCGGTCTCGTTCGCGCGGATGAACCGCGTGTCTCCGAGCAGGCGCCCGTGGAACCAGGGCGGCACGACGCACCAGCGGCCCTCGTTCGGGACGTTGGAGACGTCGAGCTGCACCTTGAGCGGGATGAGCACCTTGTCGTACGCGTCGGTGACGACCGCGGTCGTGACAGGGATGATCCCGAGCGAGTTCGCGGTCTGGACGGCCGTGTAGAGGCCGGCGATGAACTGGTCGATCGTGTCGGCGAGCGCGTAGCCCGCCTCGACGAGCGCGGACGGGAGCAGCGCCCCGCGGGCCTGCCGTGCGTCGACGTCGTCGATCATGAACGCGAAGTACTTCGCCTGATCGATGAGCAGCTTCCGCTGCGCAGTCGTCAGCGCTTCCGGGGTGATCGTGGTCGAGTTCGGCGTGTACGTGCTGATCGTCGGCCGGGAGACCGAGTTGATCGTCACGGTGTCGCCGTACTCGGAGATCTCGCCCTCGTAGTCGCTGTTCGCCAGCGACCCGTACACGAGCTTCTTCTTGAGGCTCGCGAGCAGGACAGCCGACCAGACTTCCGGCTTGAAGGTATCGACGGACATTCAGGATTCTCCTTCGTGAAAGGGTCTACTTCTTGGTCTTCAGGTACTCGTCGAGCTCGCCCCTGGCGACCGCTTCCGCGATCTGATCGGGCGTCATGCCCTCGGTTGAGGCCAGCTGCTTGCCGCTGCCGCCACCGCGGGCTCCCTGATCCGCGTTGCCGTTGCCGGTTACGCGTCCGTCGTTCCCTCCGCCGGCCAGGTACGGCTTGGCCTCCAGGAGTGCTTCCATCGCTTCGGCGATGTTCGTCGGGTTGCCGTCGTCGTCGAGTTGCAGCTTGGAGCGGTCGATCAGCGCGATCGCGTCCTGCGGATCCGATACGCCCTTCTTCGCTGCCTCCGCGACGATCGCTGAGCGCAGCCGTGTCTCCTTCGCGGAGGTCTGGGCTTCGTCGCGTTCGCGCTCGAGCTGCTGCGCGCGCTCCTGCGCCTTCTGAAGCTCAGTCTTCTCGCCGTCGCGGATCTTGTCGAGCTCGGCCTTCGCGGCCTTCAGCTCTTCGTAGTCGTCCGGCGGCGTGGTCTTCGCCCGCGCGAGGCGCTCCTGGACGATCCGGTCGACGTCGGCCTGCGAGAACGACTTGTCGGCCGCCGCTGCCGCCGCAGCCGCAGTGGCTGCTGCGTCGCGTTCGGCTCTCTCGCGTGCTTCCTTCTCCTCGGGCGTCTCGTCGTTCAGCGGGACGCCGGACGCGCGGAGACGTGCCTGCATCGCCGGCCAGCGGGACTCGAGGCGGGCCTGCAGTTCTGCGAGGCCTTCGGGCATGGTGAAACGCCGCTCGTTGAGCGTCATGGTGTTCGTTCCTCCTGTGGAGTGGCCGGCGGCGTTACGAGCGCCCCGCCGTGTAGCGCTGAACGCGTCTAGAAGGAGCCGCAGCGCCTGCCCGTGAGCAGGTTGTCCACGACCTCCGACCCGCTGCCGGGCCAGTGGTGAACGGTGGCCTCTGTGACGCTGTTGCCGGTCGCCTGTAGCTCCTTGACGGCGCGGGCGATGATCGCCTCCGGCGAATTCGTGTTGTCGGCCTCGAAGTCGACGATCTCGCCGTGGCCCTTGCTGCGATCCTGGCCGTGGCCGCCAACTGCGTTGATGACGATGCGGTAGTTGCCCATGAGGTTTCCTTTCAGATGTTGAGCGCGTCGGCGACGTCGAGGACGTGTCCGCCGAGCGAAGGCGTGTCGAGGTTGATGCGCGGCCCGACGTTGCTCCAGTTGTCGGCCATGAGCCGCGGCCCGAGCTCCGGATCGTCCTCGACGCGCACGCTAGTGCCGATCGAGGGGACGGGCTCGGTGCCGTACAGCGGCTGGACGCCGCACGTGCAGTGCTCGTGGATCGGGAGGAGGTCTGCGAGCCGGTAGGTGCGGGTTGCGGCGGCTTCGCAGAGCGCGCAGTGCGGCCCTGGACCGGATAGCACTCTCCGGTAGCCGACGATGCGAACGTCGCCCTTCGCCTCCTGGCCGGCGGCCTGCTGCATCCAGTCGCGCGCGGCGCGCGTGTGCGCGAGCTGCAGGTCGGTCGCGGCGAGCTTCGCCACTGAGGCGCGGGCTGCCTGCACGGCGTCTGTCGGGTGGGAGCCGTCCTTGAGGAACGCTCCGTATGCGCCGAACGGCCGGCTGTAGACGATCTCTGCGGCGATCCCGCGGAGCGTCGCCGTCGTGTAGAGGGCCGGGTTGAGTGTGATCGGCAGCGTGCGGCCGGTAGCGAGGAGTGTCGCTGCGGTCAGGTACGCGTCGACGAGGCGGATGGTGTTCGACTGGCCAGCCTCGACGAGACGAACGATCTGGTCGATAGCGGCCTGACGATCGCCATGCAGATGCGCCCACGTGGCGGCGGTAGCGGCAGTGACGGCTGCTGAGAGGCGCAAGCGTCGTGTCTGGTAGGCGATGTCGAGCTGCGTCTGGTCGACGGTGCTCATCGCTTCTTCGGCGCGAGCGTGATGCGCTCGAGGATCGCCACCTTGGGGATCTGCATGATGTCGCTGATGTTGAAGTCCGACTCGTTGACGTGTTCAACGCCACGCGATGAGCAGAACGACACGGACTCGGCGTCCTCGTAAAAGATCCAGCCGACGGATTCGTGCCGAAGACCATCAGGTGTCTGGTTCTTCCGGTACTCGGAGAGACGCCCCCAGCCGCCATTTCCGTGGCTCATCGAGTCGAGCCAGACGAGTAGCGTCGGCTCTTCGTCCATCGGAGCGACCATGTCGGTCATGCCGCGGGGAGCGGCTTCGCGCCTTCACCGTTCCATGGTGCGGCGTGGCCGGCCTTGATCATCGCGTCCGTGAGATCCACACCGGCAGCGGTGGTCAGCTCGCCGAGCACGCGGCCGTACTTGTCGAGACCGTGCGAGACGCAGGTGACCGTGTCGCCGACCTTCACGAGCGTCTCCAGGTAGGCGAGTGCGGTCTTGCCTTCCGGCGTAGCGAGCTCAGGCGCGTTGCAGCGCGCGAACCGGATCGACTGGCGGCGAAGCATGATGTTCCAGCCGAGGTCGATGTCGCCGTCGAGGGTGTCGCCGTCGTGGATATGCGTGACGGTCACCTGGACAGTCCAGGTGGTCATCGGCGCTCGGCGCGGTCGACGTCGCAGTGCGTGCACAGGAAGACGATGGCGCCGTTGTCGTACTCGAGGCGGCGGAGCTTGAACTCGTTGCAGCAGTCGCACTTCCGGTCGTTGACCGGGGCGGCATCTTCTAACAGCTGCATCGTCGATAAGACGGCCGGGTAGCTCATGCGGTGGCTCCTGTGACGAGCTTGCGTGCCTGCTCGTAGGTGACGATGCCGCCGTACATGCGGCTCGAGAGACTGCGGCAGATGTGCTGGAGGCGGGCGCGCCGTTCGGGCCGCGGCATGTCGCGGACGATCGCCCACTGGACGCGGTAGGCCTCGACTTCCTGCTCGAGACGGAACCTGGCGTCGTCGATATAGCGGCGCCACCATGCTTCGGGGCCGCCGACACGACGCTGCTGGACGAAGTGAACCTCTTCGTGCGCGATCAGGTCAGCCGGAAGCGGGCCGCTGTCGGGCGCGTAGATCGTGTCGCCGTACGCGTAAATGGTGCCGCGTGGCGGGTTGAAGCGTGCGCGGATCTCGTCGATATTCGGCGGATACGCGTTGACGACGGTCATGCGACCACCGTCGGCGGCACAACCTTGTCGGGCGCGGGAGGCTCGGGGTTCGCGATGCCCTGCAGCAGCGAGTCCGCGAGGCGCATCTTCGAGAACCGCTGGATCTGCGTCTGCGTGTAGCCGAGCTTTTCGAGCGCCGCCTCCCATGGGATGAGGCCGCCGGCGAACTGCTTCATCACGCCGTCGGTGACGGACGCGATCGATTCGGTCTTCGCGTCGCCCCAGATGATCTCCGAGTCGACCGGCGTGTTCGTCTCGCCGTCGAAGCGGCGTGCAAGGCCGAGCGTCTCCTCGAGCGACTCGCCCCACGGGCGCTGCTTCCGTTCGCTCTTCGCGACCAGGCCCGACTCGGCGGACTCGATCGCGTCGCCGGACGGAGACTGGCCTTCCTGGAACAGGTAGTGGCGCGGCGTTCGCGACGTGACAGCGATGTGCAGCACCTTCTGCTCGATCGACTTGATGTAGCCGTCGAGCTCGGTGGCGCTGAACTCGCCGAACTTGACGTCGCCGTCCTCAGCGACCCAGAGCTTGTCGACGGCGGAGTCGAACGGCTCCATTGGCCGGCCGTTGTCGTCTTCCATGAGGGCGATGCCTGACGCCCACCGTTGCCGGTGCGCGCCGAAGTAGCCGGCGATGGCGAGCAAGAAGAGGAACCCGTTGATCTGGTTTTGGATGCGGTACACGTCGGCGAGCTCGGACTCGCCCTCGATGAGCACGCGCGGCCGGTTGCGCATCGGCACGACAGGGACGATCCCGAGAGGGTTCTTGAGGAAGCCGTCGGTTCCGTCGAGTTGCTTCCACGGCGGCTGCTGCGTCTGCTGGCTGAGCGGCTGCGACGTCTGGTTAGTGGAGTCGGTCGAGTCGGCTTTGCGCTGGAACTTGTAGATGCCGTCGGGCATGAACACGTTCGCGCGCCGCATGCCTGTCCAGTCGTCCGTCCATACCTTGAGCGCGGCCGCGCGCTGGCGGTAGTTCGAGCCGGGCACATAGCCGACGATCGTCTGCGTCGGATCCTCGACGGCGATCGTGGGGTACTTGTCGCCGTCGTTCTTCCAGACGGAGAAGTACGAGATGCCCTTGATGAGCGCTTCGAGGAACGCGGACTGCGACTCAGCGTCCATGTGGTTGGCCTGCCAGATCTCCCACGTCGGACCGTCGGAGACGGGATCGGTCGAGCCGGAGAGGCGGATGCCTTCGACCTTCATGCGTTCTTCGACCGCGTCGACGACGAGTCGCATGAAGTTCGAGCGGGAGTCCTCGAGCAGGATCCGGAACTCGCTGCGAATCTTCGACTCGTGCGCTTTCGTCAGGAACGGCAGCGGGTGCTCTCCGGTGTAGTACCGCTCCATGAGATCCATCTGCGTCTGCCGCGACTGCAGCTCGTTCGAGAGCTTGCCGAGCCACCACTCGGGCGACTGCGGCGCAGGCGAAGACTGGTTTCGCCGCGGGATGAGAGCCATGCGTCTCCTCTGGGTGCGGCTTTAGCGGAAGCCGGCGGCGCGCGAGCCGCCCTTCTTCTTGCCGGACACGAGCCGGCGCGCCATCCGGGCGAGCATCACGGCCATCACGGAATCGATCTTCCGAGCCGATTCGCGGTGTTCCTTGCGAACGGTGACGCCCCACGCGTTCGGCCAGCGGCGCGCGTTGTGGAAATGCTGCTTCACCGCGGCGTTGCCGTCGTGGTGGAACGTCTGCTCGGTGATCTCGTTCTGCAGCCGCTCGATCTCGATCGTCGTGTCCTTCTGATGCGACCGCATGTCCCACGCGATCGGATGCTTCGGCGACGCCTTGATCTTCAGCTTCTTCCCGTACTCCTCGGCCCACTTGTCGACGTAGGACTCGAACGGGTGCAGATCACTGAAGAACGCGAGCACGTTGAACCGCTCAAACGCGTTCGCGACGGCACCATCAACGAGGTCGCGCGGCACCTCACCGTCATGCTGGGCCGGATCCCACACGCCGAGCGTGAAGACGTATCCGTCCGACACGCGGCAGCCAATCAGCGACGTGTGATCGTCGGTGAGCGACGGGTCGAGACCGAGCGTGATGTCGGCGCCATCCCTGACCGTCACCGGGTCGGCGAGCCTGTCCCACTCGTGCGGGGCAATCCACGCGTCCTCGGCGGCGACGATCTGGTTGAGATAGAACCTGCGCGACGTCGACGGGCTGTTGCGCGGGTCGTAGATCTCCTCGACATGGCGGTCTTCGTCGAGCCACTTCGAGTCACCCTTGGCTGCGCTAAGACCCGCACGGAGGAGCAGTTCGTCGGCGAGGTCGATGTCAGGCGGCGCTTCGAGCGAGTCGTACAGAAATCCGGTAGAGCGCGAGCGCCCCTGGTCGATCGCCTGCCACGCCTCGTAGTCGTGCTCGGCGTCGCTGTCCTCGCCCGGCTCATGCGCGTTGCTGATAGCGAGCACGCGGGAGGCACCGTCACGTGACTTAGTCGCGTTGCGGGCGATGACCTTCGCCATCTCGTGCCCGTCGTTGTTCGCAAGCCAGTGCTGCGTCTCGTTCTTCAGCACGAACGTCGCTCGCGGCCCCTCGAGCGCGCGCGGGCTGGATGTAACCGCCTCCAGACGCGAACGGCCGTGATTGGCGAAGAGGATCTCCTTGCCGAGGTCGATGCCGTACTCGCGGATCGCAGCATCGGAGAAGAGCCCCGGGAAGAGCGTCATCGTGTTGCGGGTCTGATCCTTCGCAACAGCGGCCGTCAGAACCCAAGCGGCCGGATGCGGCGCAGCGACCGGGTCGCCAGCATCGTTGAAGCCTGCGAAGCGGCAAGGACCGACGAACTCGTTCGCGCACAGCGTCGCGCCGACTGGATCCTTGCCCCACCCCTTGACCCGACGGAGCATCCCGTACCGGTAGATGAACCGGCCGTGATCATCGATCGCGTACCACCAGAGGACGAAACGTGCTTGTTCGTCGGTGTAGCGCCAGCGCTGGCCGGCGTCGGGGCCGTCGGGCTGACGCAGGTACTCGGCCGTCCAGGCGAGCACGTCCCAGCCGAGCGTGAGCTCGGGTAGCACGTACTTCGTCTTCGAGCCCTTACGCAGCTGCCAGGTCGGCCCGATTGAGACAGGCTTGATGGACGGCTTAGCAGGCGCGGCCCGTTTGGTCGCCGCTGCGGGCATGAGGGATCAGGCGTCGAGCGTCTTGCGGTAGTCCGACAGTGCGGTCACGCCGGCGAGCTCGAGTTGCTCCGGGCCTCGGTCGATCTCCATCCGCACGCGGCGGCGCGCCGCCTCTGTGGTGAGCAGGTCGCCCATCGCGTCCCAGACGGCTGAGAAGAGCACCGCGGAGAACTTCCGCTGCTGCCGAAGGTTGATCGACATGCTCTCCGCGACGTACTGCGCGGCGGCCCAGTCGGACGGCTCGAAGAAATGCGACTGACCCGACTCGGAGAGCGCCTTGTACCACGCCTTCGCGATCGGATGCCACTTCGCGCTCGGCCTTGGCACGACGACGTTTTCGACGATCGCGCGGACAGTGTCCGGCTCTGCTTCCTTGTTGCGCCGGCGACGCTCGCTCGAGTGCTTCGGCACGGGGCCTCGGACTCCCATGGTGCTGCCCTCCGTATCGGAGTAGTCCGCCTTACGGCGTGGGAAGGTCGCCAGGATGTTGCTCGGGCGGCCGTTTGCGCGACGTCGGCGGCTTGTGCCTCTTCGTCGCGCGGTTGCAGCCCGCATGTTCTGGGCCGCTGTACTTGCTCCGGTCGTAGTCGTCGTGGCCGAGATCCCATGCATCTCCTGGACGGATCAGACCGCCCACGAGTTCGCCGCCGACGAGCTCGGCGTCCTTGCACTTCGCGCCGCGCGCGCACCGGACGGTGCCTGTCGCAACTCTGCGTTCTTCGCTCTCGCGCAACTCGCGATGCTGCCGTGTGTAGCCGCGGCGATGCGAGCTTGGTCGAGCGTTCATCGGATGGAGCCGGCGGGAGTCGAACCCGCGTCCGACCAGGTCGTGCAGGAGTGCCGTCTACCAGCTTTCTGGGGGCGTGTGCCCTCCACCAGGGCGCCGTCTTTCCCGGCCCGAGTCAGCCCGTCTTTCCAGGCTGTCCGTCGCGTAGGTGCTGTTACGCGGCGACCAGGTCGAACTCGCGCACCCACTCGGTGGGGAACGTGAGATCCGACGCGGAACGATCCATGTCGTTCGCACTTGCGGTTGCCCGGCTGGGCCAGCACGGTAGGCCGTGACCCGCTGGAGCACTGCTGTCGTGCCAAGCCGTCGAAGCCAAGCGGCCCCATGTGTTACGCCGCAGCGAGCTCGTCAGCGACGAGCACACGGCGGATCCAGTAAACGCGGTCAGAGGGGAACATGGCGGCGAAGATGACCGCGGCCTTCTCGCCGTCGTCGTCGCACTCCCGAGCTGCGCGCCGCGCGGCGGACATGCGCTTGTCGAACGGGATGTCGCACAGTCGAATCGGCTCCATGCCGCGCAACTTCGCAGTCACGGTCATTGCGCGAGTCCAAGCGTGCAGAGGAGCACAACCCAGCCGTGGCTGCGTGCGCCGCGCGTCCAGCCGTTGCACTTGAAGTTGGGAAGCTCAGAGAGTTGGCCGCCGACGACGTAAGGCTTGCCGGCGAAGTTCGCCCGAACTTGCGAAGCCGACGCGCGCGCAGAGATCTTCTCGCGCTGCACGTACACAGTCGTTGTGCCCGCGTTCCAGTAGCGGCCGGTGATCGCGCCCGAGCCGATCGCGGACGCGACCAGCAGGACGTAGACGGCCGGGATCCACCGTGTGGACTTCCGGATAAGAGCCATTGCTCACGCAGCCTTTGAGAGCAGAGAGCGGATGATCGGCGTCAGCACCTTCAGTGCGTGAGCCGGCTTGATGCCTGATTCGCGCACCGCGTCGTCGAGGTCATGGCCAGCGACGAGAAGCTGCTTGAAGCTGCTCTCTCGTTGGCTGAGCTCGCTGTTACGCGGGCGTCCGCCGGCGCCGCCGAACTTGCTGCTTGCCATGCGACCCCCAGAGACAGAAACGCCGCCCTGGTCGAGGCGGCGTGAGGGCGCAGTTCGCCCAGCTGTACCGGTGGCAAACGTCGATTTCTCGACCGCCGCAGTCATCATGGAAGAGGGGTCGGACGACACTTGTTGGGTCAGGCGGCTTCGCCGTTCACGACGCGGTAGACCGTCCGAAGCGAGACGCGGAATTCGACGGCGATCTCCGCTGGCGTGGCCCCGGTGTCCGCGCGCTCGCGCATGCGGTTGTCGCGAAGGTCCTTCGCCGCTGTGCCTGCCTCAGCTCGCATCGGCCCGAGGACGCGTTTCTCGGGCGGGGCAGCCGGCGCGCGAAGCTGGCGGTTTCTGTCGACGTCGCCGGCGCGCTCGTGCCAGACGTCGCCCCCTGGAAGTCGATCCGACAGGAAGGCGAGCGCGGCGTCGCGCTCAGCCTCGACGACCGCGGAGAGCTTGGTGAGCCAGCCGTAGATGTGGACGGCGTGGATGATCCGGTAGGCGCGATCGTCAGCTTCGCGCAGCTGCTCGAGCGCGCGGTTGAGCGGGCCGTAGTCGAACCGCTCATACATCCGCTCGCGTGCCGATTCCCAGGCGTACCCGTGCTGGTTGGCTTCTTCGAGGAGGTCTGATTCGGATCGCGGCGGCTTGGTCTGAAGTTCGAGGATTGCGATCTGCCGGTCGCGTTCACGTGCGGCTTCATGCCTGTTGATGTCGACGCCGACGACGGTGCTGACGGCGTAGGGGTCGCGGCTGCGCGGGGTGCGGATGGTGCCGGCGCCGCGGCAGGTCTCGCAGCCGAACATCACCTTGTCGTTCGCGAGGCAGTCGGGGCAGGTCTCGCGGTGGTCGCGATCGTCGTGGACGAATCCCGGTGCGGCGTCGATGCGAACGGTCTGCTGTGGGAGGTTGTCGTCGCTGGTCTCGAGGAGGCGGATGATGGCGGCACGCCGGACCGGATCTAGCCCTTCCACCCCTGTTTCAAGACCTCTGAAACCCGTACACGTTCTCGGCTGCTGAGTCCACCGGTCTACATCGCGGTCGTCTAGTGGTGCTACCCCACCCGTCATGCAGCGACCTCCTCGGAGTCGTCGGCGTCGGTTCGGATCTGATCGGCGAGCGCGTGCAGCTCGCCGCGCTCAATGTCGTCCACGTTCTGCCAGTCGTCGATGACGTCGTGCAGCTCGCCGATCGGAAACCCGCGCTCGTTCGCCTTCACGCTCACCCAGCGCAGCCTGGCCTGCTCGGGCGTCTCACGCTCAGCCGCCGGCTCTTCGCCAGCGCGGACGCGAGCGGCAAGCTCGAGAAGTTCGGCGAGCCGATCATGTGAGTGGTGCTGGGCGAGCGCGACCTTCAGGTCAGCATCGGACAAGCTGGCCATGAGCCGGACGTACCGTTCGGGATCGTCACGCTTGAGAGCGTCCGCCGTCCAGGGTGCCACCGCGTACGCCACGCTCGGCATCGCAGCCATGAACTCGGCCTGGAATTGCGCGGCACGCTCGGCTCTGACGATGCGCAGCAGATGCGTCAGCAGCCCGCACGGGTTGGCCGGCCGCCGCGATCGCATCGTCTCCACGGCATCGAGGAAGACGCTCCGCGGCAGCCCATATGCGAGCTCGCCGATCCTCTTCGGGGACGCGGTGTCAGCGCCCGGCAGTGCGTTCACGATCTCGGCGACCTCGCGATCGGTGATCGCTGGTTCTGCAGCAGCAGGATCTCCAGGCCCTTCGCCTTCAGGTTCTCTTTCGGTTCTGCTGCTGCTTCTCTTACGGTTCTTCTGCACGTGCGCGCGGGGGGCTGACACGTTGAAGTCATCGGTTTTGACACGTTGAACAGTGGCTTCTTGACACGTTGAATGGTCTGGGATGACACGTTGAACGGGTTCGGTTGAACGTGTCAGATTGCCGCCCTGACCCTCAGACGCATCCGCAACGCCGCTCACCGAGCGGGATGCAGCGACCACCGGAGTTGAACGTGTCAGATTGCCGCCCTCAACCGGGATGGGCGATTCATCGAAGCGATGGGGAAGGTCGAAGGGGATGCGCTCGTAGTCGACGTCGACGGCGCCGTGCAGCACGCGATAGACGGTCACGAACGACCGGCCGCGGCGCACCTTCAACGTCTGGATGTCCCCGAGCTCCAGGAGCGATTGGATCGCCCGCCAGACCGTCTTGCGGTGGACGCGCGCCAGCCGACAGAGCGTCTCGTCATCGTCATGCTTGTCGTCGCCGACGAGGATCCAGGTCACGCCGTCTCGCCATGCACAGTCGGCGAGCGCCAGGAGAACGTTCCTGTCGTTTCCCTCGGCGAGCGAGTTACGCATGGCCGCGGCGAAGACGTTCGAAGCCATCAGGCAGCCTCCGGGACACGATGGGACACGATGGTCGGCCACTCCCTGGTGCGCAGGTCGCTGGGCCACTCGTCCATGTCTCCGCCCTTCGCATCAGCCAGCGTGAGCGGGCCGTCCATGACGCCGCCCACGGGGTTGGAGCCGAGTTGCTTGACGAACACCGCCGGCGGATTCCGCCACACGCGCGACGAGCGCGCATGCATGAGCTCGCGAGCCCACTCCAGTTGCATAGGTCGAGCGCGTGGCCCGGACTCGCCGCCGATGATGAGCCAGTCGATCCCCGTCAGATTGAGCGGAGCGCGGCCGCCGTTGTCCTCCACAAACGCAGAGAAGTGCTGGCCACGGCGATCGCGGACGAGGCTACCGAGTAGCGGCTCCGCACTGATGAAGCGCACCGCGGCAGGGATCTCGCGGAGCACGTCCGCGCGGTATGTCTGACGGCTCGTCTCGATCGACGCGCCGATCCAGAGGTTCGCTGGCAGCTGCGTGTCCCATGGCTTCGCGTGGCTGTGCGTCTTGCGGAGGAAGTCCCGTGCGAACTCCGGCCGCTTCGTGAGTACGAGCCAATCGAGCTCCGGCGTGTCGCAGATCAACGAGAGCAACCGGAACCGCGGGCCGCGCAGCTCGTCGCGCTCCTCGAACACGTCTGCCATCGACGCGCAGAAGATCCGCGGACGCCGGCCGAGCTTCGCCGGAAGCGTGCGCGCCCACCTCAGCGGCATCTTCCAGTGCGCATCGTCGAAGAAGCGGAACGCGTGCGGCAGCCCCGAATCCACGCTCGGACGCTTCGGCCACAGATGATCCATCCCCAGCCGCCTCGAGAACGTCGCCGCGTAACAGTGCGCGCAGCCCGGCGACACCCGCTCGCATCCCCACCATGGATTGAAGGTCTCGTCGCACCACTCGATCTTCGTCGGCATCAGGCAGCATCGCTTTCAACAAGGGGGACGGCGTATGCGGAAGCGATCCGCCACGGGCGCGGCGACTCGTCATCGGCCGTCGCATCCCACTCCTCGCGAGAGAAGAACGAGATGCGGCCGAGCTCGTGTACGCCGAATCGTCGGTCGCAACACGGCGGCGTAAGCGGCTTCGCTCCCGTCGCGGCAGCTACGACGTCAGCCAACGGCGCGAGCCACACGGGCGCGTCCGCGTGCTCGCACTGGAAAGGCGCCACGAGATCGCGGGGGGCCATGCGCTTCACCGCTGTACCTGCGCTCTCTCAGGGATCCAGAGCGTGCGCGGCTGCCACCACTCGGCGTGAAAGCCGAGCTGCTGAGAGCTGCTGTCGTACGCCCACCGCTTCGTGAGCACTGCGACGGCATCGTCGAGGTCTTCGATCGTCCACACGTAAACCTCGCCCCCAGCGCGAGCGAGACGGTCAAGCCAGTCGATCTGAGTCGGCCGTGGCGTCTCGCCCTGACGCTTCATCTCGACATGGACGATCCGCTCGCGCACGAGCACGAGATCGGGGAAGCCGGGGTCGGAGCCGCGCGAGTCGTGCGTGTGGTACGTCAGCCAGTGCTGCAGCCGCGCGATGTCCAAGATCGCCGCCTGGGCGTCAGCCTCGAGCGGAATGATTCGGCTCGCGCTAGCCACGCTCGACCTCGTCGTCTTTCACGAGTGCGAGCTGCCCGCGGCGCGACTCGATCGCGGCCACTCGACCAGGTGTCGCCTCGATCACAGGCGTCCGACACTCCGGGCACCGGTAGTACGGGTAGCGTGGCGGCTCCGTCGCGCCGAACGCGCAATAGATGCACCACGGATCGCCGCAGTCGCGGCACGTGCGCTGATACTGAATGACGTCCGGGATGGCGAACTCGGTCATGCCGCTCTCCGGAGCGCACGCCTGCTAGTCGTGACGCGCTCGCCCGTGTCAAGGAACCTGACGAGTGTCGTCCGCATCGTCCCGGCCGCTTCGATCACGCATCTGCGTCCCTTCAGTTCCGCGCGGCGGGGATTGTTGCCCCACGCGAATATGTAGACGACCGTCAAGCGGCCTCTTCGAACTCGCCGTCGTCTTCTGACCTGAACGCTGCGCATTCGCACGTCGGCGCGTGGCAGGCACCACCATCGTCATGGTGCGCCTGGAGAAGGTGTCCGCATTCGCACACGTCGGCCGTCACGCTGCCGCTTCCGTAGCGCCCGCAAGCGCAAGCGTCTGTTGGCCCTCGACGGACTCGCCGGCTGCGACGCGGCGGATGTTCCGCTCCGCGAGCGCGTGGTAGCTCTCCTTCAGCTCGAAGCCGATCGCGCGCCGTCCTTGCTCGAGCGCGACGACGGCGGTCGAACCGATGCCCATGAACGGGTCGAGGACGAGCTCGCCGGGGTTCGTGTAGAGGCGGACGCAGCGACGGATCACTTCGAGTTGCAGTGGGCACACGTGTTTCTCGTCGCCCTCCTCGCGGCCGTGGTTCCAGCCGTCGAGCACGTCGGTCTCGCGGATGTCGGCCCAGACGCCGTGTGCGTCGCGGATCCATTCGTCCGTCGTCACCCAGCCGCCGGGGTTCTTGTCCGTGCGCAGCGCCGGCACCGGCGGTGCCTCGCCTGGCCGCTGGAAGATCAGGACGTAGTCGTTGACGGCCGGCGCGAGTTGTCGCGCGTCACGGCCTCCTGTGACGAAGAGCAGCGAGTGGAGTTTCTGCCGCTGCGCGATCGCCTGCGGGTTCTTCGGAATGACGAACTCGCCCTTCCAGTCGAACCCGGCCGCCTCGAAGAGCTTCCGCGTGTCGTCCTTGAACGCACGCCGGCCGATGAAGCCGTGCTCGACCTTCGTCGCCACGAGCTGCTGCACGTGGATGCACGCGTTCGTGCCCGGCCGTGTGACGCGGAACAGCTGCTCGCAGAAGAACCGAAGGTGCAGCCCGAACTGCGAGCCGACGAAATCGACGCCGGACGCGCCGCAGTTGCCGATGTCCTCCGTCTTGTGGCTGTACGTGAAGAGGTCGGCGAACGGGATGCTCGTCACCGTCAGGTCGACCGAGCCCTCCGCCAGGTGCTCGGCCATCCCTGGGATGCAGTCGACGTTGTGGACGACTGCATTCACAGAGCGACCTCATCGCTGACGTTCAGCGAGACCGGCGGGAAGCCGCCGATCCACGCCACGTCGAGCTCGATGTTCGCGCCGTCGGCGATCGCGCGGCGCTCGTCCTCGGACGGCTGCCACACCGACCGAATCCAGGGGATGTTCTCCTCGGTAAGGCGTTGGCACGGCAGGTCGCCGATCGAGCCTTCGTGACCGGCAGGCGGCCCGAAGTTGTGGTTCGACCTCGCGGTCTTGATCGGCTTCACGCCGCCTTCCTTTCGTCGAGAGAGTCGGCGAGCGCGGCGCGATACCAGCGCTCCTGCTCAGCCGTGTCGGCGTCGAACTGGGCCTGCTTGCGGTGCAGGTTGTCGAGCATCAAGCCCTCGAGCTCGGGAATCACCGGCACATGAACATGCACCGGGTCGGTCTGGCCGTACCGGTAGGCGCGGCGGATCGCCTGGTACATGCGCTCGAAGCTGTCGTCGATCCCGGAGAACACCATGGCCTTGCAGTGCTGGAAGTTCAGGCCGTAGCCGACGAGTGAGGACTTCGTGACGAGGATCTGCACGTCGCCCGCGCGGAACGCGGCGATGATTCGGTCGCGCTCCGACTCGGGCGTGTCGCCGGTCAGCAGCGCGACGTCGGTCCGGTCGACGCCGAGCTCGCGGACGATGAGATCGCCCTCAGCGTCGAAGCTCGTCCACACGATGGTCGGCCGGCCGCGCCGCACCTCGTCACGTGCGAGCTCTGCGACCTTGCCGGGCTTGACCGACTCGACGGGTAGCACTGCACGGCCGGGTCCGGATCCCTCGTAGAGGCCGCGCGCGAGTTGCGCAAACTTGCCGCGCTCGCGGATGCCGCTGCGCTCGTCGAAGAGGCCGCGGCCGGACACGATGCGCAGCTCGTCCGCGAGCGACCTCTGCTGCTCGCTCATCGGCAGCCGGTGCTCGTGCATCACCGGATCCGGCAGCGAGCTGAGGATGTCGGCGAAGCCGAAGCGGGCCGGATCGCGCAGGTAGATCGACCAGGACGACATGAACCGGTAAAACGCCTCGCGAGCGTGAGGCTTGACCTGCCAGACGCCGCGCGCGTCACGCTGGAAGAACGTCCACAGGATCTCGCCCTCGCTGCGGAGCTTCTCCAGGAAGGCCGCCTGCGACGCGTACTCCATAGGCTCGTTCGGCGCCGGTGTCGCTGTGCAGCTCAGCTTGTACTCGACGCCGCGTGCGGACTTGATCAGGTTCCATTTGATGACGCCGCCACCGGTCTTCAAGATCGACGACTCGTCCGCGACGATGCCGCCGATCCGGCGCATCTCCGGCAACACGTCCGCGATCATCTTCTCGTAGTTCACGATCGCCAACGGCGGGCGCGGATGCGACGACTCCTCAGCGCACCACGCCGCGAGCTCCTCGCGCGTGTCGAGCCGATGGATGAACGGCTGCGTCGGATAGAACCGCGCCCACTCCGCCCTGGTCTGCTCGATAACCTGCAGCGGCGAGAGGATCACAACGCGGCGGCCCGTGCGGTCGCGCACCTGGCGCGCCCACTCCAGGAAGATCGCCGTCTTGCCTAGGCCGGTGTCGGCCCAGCACGCGTACCGGCGTGCAGCGAGGGCCTGCGCCACGATGAAGCGCTGATAGTCGAAGAGGTGGTCTGCAAGTGGAAGCTCCTCGCGCACGGCCGCGGCGATCGACTCGTCGAGCAGCGGAGCGAACCGAGCGTCCGTCGATACCACATACGTTGCGCTCTCCTCGTCGTACTCGACTGCCGACTCGGGCAGACGCTTCGCGCGAAGGAACATCCGATAGGCGTCGAGGTCGAACCGGTCGAAGCGCACACTCGCCTGGCCACGATCGAGCTGGACGTGAAGGTTCGCGGTCACGCTGCGGCCTTCCGCGCGGACGCATCGAGGGCCTCGATCCAGCCGACGGCGATCGCAGCCACCTGGACGAGCTCGACGCGGAGGTTCGGCGCGGGCTCGCGTTTCTCAGCGCGCGCATCACAGAGCTCGCGCGCGACCTCGCCGACCTCCTCGACCAGCACCGCGAGGCGCTCCGCGGACGGCATCCGCGGATCCGCGCACGTCAGCCACAGGAGGCCCTCGTCGCGCTTCTCGGCGCACTTGGCTTCCTGCCGGTTGCGCTCCGCTGCGACCTCGCCGAGAACGACCCTCATCGCGAAGTTCACTCGGTCACCTGACTCCGCAGATCCGCGACGTGTTCGGCCACTGATTGCCGCCCCACCGGCGCCCGTTCGCTTGCCAGATCAGCCACGCCACGAATGTCTGCTGTGCCGGCGACGCATCCGCCGGATCCCTCGGCCAACCCCTCGGCGCGAACACCGCCCACGTCGTGACGTCGATCTGGAAGCCGCCATGATCGCGCGAGCGCGCACCAGTCGAACTCGTCCTCTCGTGCCAACTCCCTTCGTACCGATGGATGCACGCCGCCTGGGTCAGCCACCATTTCGGGTAGGCGGCCGCTGTCGATGGGACGAGCAGTGACGCTATGACGAGAACGAGCGCGATCCACTTCAGGCCTCAGCCCGTCCGGCAGGGGACACGGCCTCGGGCGGCAACACCCGGCGTTCAGAAGCGACGACCGCGAAGAGATCGCGGCGCCACCTGATCTTTTCTTCGCTCTCCGTCTCGACTGTCTCGCCGAGAAGGTTCACGTCATAGCGCGGCCTGGATCCGTTCTTCGTTGCGCGGTCGCTGGCCGGCACGATCCCGTCCTCGACGAAGCCCGCCGCGCGCGGGCTCGTTCCAGGCTCGCTCGCCAACGTGTAGGTGTAGAGCCTGCGCCAGCCGAGCGCCTTCGCAGCGCGCGCGATGGCGCCGTACAGCCTGGAGCACGCGTTCTCGTGGCCGAGCGTGCAGATCCGAGTGACCTCGAGAGTCCGACCATCCATGAGCTCGCGAGCCGGGACGCCCGCCAGCGCCACAGCGACGAGCTGCGAATCGATCGCAAGCCCGACGCGGAGCACTTCAGCGCTCGCTGGACGCCGGTTGTGGCGATGGTGCGCACGCACGAACGCACGCGCGTCGTCACGCGAAACGGGAACGAGCTCTACGGCCAC